CGCAGCTGTAGCTGGCGCACAAATATTTGCTAACACAACAGCTAACCCGATAGAGATTGATTTACCCTCATCTCCAGCAGTAGGAGATGAAATTACTATTATAGATACTAGAGGTACGTTTAACTCAAACAATTTAACCATTGATAGAAATGGTCAACCTATAAATTCAGGAACATCTAATCTAGTTTTAAATACAAACGGACAAGCTATAACTTTAGTTTATGTAGATGCTACCAGAGGTTGGGCTTTCAAAACAAACACAGCATAGGAGCTAATACATGGCTCTAACCAAAATTAAATTCGCACCTGGAATTGATAAACAAGACACATCTGTCGGCGCTGAAGGTCGTTGGGTTGACTCTGATAATGTAAGATTTAGATATGGCCTGCCAGAAAAAGTTGGTGGCTGGCAATCTCTATTAACAGATACAATAGTTGGTGTGGCTAGAAAAATGTTACCATTCGTAGATAAAGAGGGAAACAGGTATGTGGCTATTGGCACAGATAAATTTTTACTTGTATATTTTGAAGGACAACTTTTTGATGTTACACCTTTGAAAGCTGATATTACTGGTGCAACACTTTCAACAAATTCTACGACAACAGTTACAATAACAACTTCAGCAGCACATGGAATAAATGTAGGAGATATAGTTTTATTTGATAGTGTTACTTTACCAGGTGGTACAGGTTTCTCAGCATCAGACTTTGAAGATAAAAATTTTCAAATTATAAGTGTTCCAACTCCAACAACTTTTACAATTACAATGGGATCAGCTGCAACAGGCACAGTAGCTACTGGTGGTAGTATAACTTTAAAACCATATGAACCCGTTGGTCCAGCTGCACAATCTTATGGTTATGGATTTGGTATTGGAAATTATGGCGGTACAATTACAGGTGCTCTACAAAATGATTTAGACGGAGCGTTGAGCGCGGATACGCAAGGTAATAATGGATCAGCTACACAAATTAGATTGACGTCAACAACAGGTTTTCCAAGTCCATCAGGTACAATAGCTGTTGGTAATGAATTAATAACTTACACAGGTGTTGCAGGTAATGAGTTAACAGGTATTACTAGAGGTGCATTAGGAACAGCAACTCCAGGTACATCAAATGGTCAAGCCCATAGTGATGCCGCAACAGTAACTAACGCAACAGATTTTACAGGGTTTGGAAGTGCAGTAGAAGCATCTACAGTCACATTAGAACCCGGACTTTGGTCTTTAAGTAATTTTGGTGAAGTGCTTATCGCAACTGTATTGAATGGTAAAACATTTACCTGGAATTCAGGAATTGCAGCTAGGCTTACAACAAGAGCATCAACAACGACATCAGGATTTGCAACTAACAATAACCCAACAGCAACAAGATCAACTTTAGTTTCTCCAACAACAAGACACTTAATTCATTTTGGAACTGAAACAACTATTGGAAATGCAGGAACACAAGACGATATGTTTATAAGATTTTCTGCAGATGAAAGTATTAATGAATATACAGTTGAAGCTACAAACACAGCAGGTACACAAAGATTACAAGACGGCACAAAAATTATGGGTGCATTAGTTGCAAAAGAAAATATTCTAGTTTGGACTGATAATGCACTTTATACAATGAAGTTTGTAGGTGCACCATTCACGTTTGGTTTTGAACAAGTAGGTACAAACTGTGGTTTGATTGGACAGAACGCAGCTATTGAAATAGATGGTGTTGCATATTGGATGGGTACAAATGGTTTCTTTTCTTTTGATGGTACTGTTAACTCATTACCTTGTTCTTTAGAAGATGATGTCTATGACAATATTGATACCACAAAAGGTCAACAAATAAATGCGGGCATTAATAATCTATTTACAGAAGTAACATGGTGGTATCCAACATCAGGTTCTGATTTTAATGATAGGTATGTAGTTTATAATTATGGACAAGACAATGCTAGATTACCCATGGGTAATTGGTATGGCGGAACAAATACTAATTCAATTAGAACAACTTGGATTGATTCTTTAATTTATCCTAAACCTTACGCAACAGCTTATAATAGTTCTACTTCAGGAACTTTTCCAGCTGTAGTAGGTGAGACAGGATTAGGTCGAAGTGTATTATTTGAACATGAGATTGGAACAGATCAAATTAATCCTGATGGTAGTACAACTACTT